ATCAATTTCGCCCTCTGTAATTACTAGTGTTCTACCACCATCTCTCCATAGGTTCTGACCAAACAAAGTAATCTTGTCTGTATCTCCAAGCCATTTAAAAGACTTGTCTGCAAACCTTAACTTCTGTGCAACTTTATCGTAATTTTTGTCATAGTAATTTGCTATCTGACAAGGTCTTCCATTGTATTCACCCTGCTCATAATTGAAAACTCTACAAGTTTCTTCATTAATATTTCTTTTAATAAGTGGTTCTATCTGTCCTGTAATCATATCTTTAAATGTCTTTTCTTTTTTAATTTGTTGTACTTCTCCATCATTCATCTTGTGTTGTTGGCAACCGAAACAGTAAGTATGGTTCTCATAGACTGCGAGATTGTCTCGGCTACCACAACTTTCACAAGGAGCATGAAAGAGAAATTTGTCTTCAGATTTGTGGTTCATCGTCCACTAACTCCTGAAGGTCAGCTTCGTCTGTTAAGCCATCTTGGAATTTGTAACCTTTAACGTCCTCATGGAGTAAATACTCACGAACACTAAAGTTAGGACATGTTTTGTTTTCGTCTAATTCGTAATGTCCAACAATTCTGGCATCAGGATATTTGACTAATAATTCTTCTAAAACTTTTTTTAAACTTTCCCACTGTTCACCAGTGAAATTATCTTCACCAACTTTCCAGTCTTCTTCTGTTGCACCACCAACTAAACATAATCCAAATGATGTATGATTGTAGCCACGTACATGTGCCTGTACTTCGTCATCACCACGTCCTTGTTCTACTTCACCATTTCTTCTAATTACTTTTCCATAACCAATTTTCAACCAACCATTTTGTCTATGCCAAGTATCAATTTCTTTTGCACCAATGTCCTGACTTGGTCTAGTCTGTGAACAGTGAATTACAATATACGTAGTTTCTTGTCGTGCCATTTTTTATCCTTAATTTCTTTTAACCATTCTTTGGGGAATGTTTGTTTTGTTGTTTGTATGCAGTGAAATTTAAAATCAAATAAATTACACCAATCGCCATAAGTAGTTTTTGACTTCTTACCAATCTTTGTTTTTGAGTTTGAAAAAATAAATCTAATATCTAATTTTGGATTTTGTTTTTTAATTAATTTCATCTTCTTTCTATCAGCACTATTAAAAGCACCTTTAGTTTCGATTAAAACTTGTGGGAAAACAAAGTCTGGTGTGTAAGTTCTTTTTTGTTCAGGTTGGAAGTAAGTTATTTTTAAACCTTCGTAAGTAAATGATATTTTATTATCTACTAAATGATTATAAACAACTTCTTCCAGTCCTGATTTAAGAACTACATTTTCAGAAATCTTTACTCTCTTGAACTTCTGTCTGTATTTCATTTGTACTTTCTGATTTAGCTTCGTACCCATCTTGTTTATCAAACAGGTTCATTTGTTTGCCTTCGACAAGTTCAATAACTTGGACAGCTTTTAGTCTTGCAGTTATTCCTGCACCAAGCATTGGTGTGAAATAAGGAACAAGTGTGTAAGCAATCTTCATTTTTGAACCACCCCAGATAATTGTTGAAACATCAATGGGATTATTCTTGGCATCAAAAAGTGCAGGTCTTTGCACAAACTTTTCTTTAGTCTTGTGATTTGTACCTGTAGCTTTCAGTTTATATTTAAAGAAAACGTAATCGCCTTCTTCTGTATAAGGAATGGGAGCAGATTTAATCTTCTTCCCTTTATTCTCTTTTTCAGCTTTTATAAGACTGTCATCTATTGCTTGTTTATACTCACCAAGCATTTGTGATGCGTCTGATTTGCTGACTTTTAAAGTCACCTTATATTCACCCTGTTCGCTAAATTTAACGTCAGGTTTATTTAAGTGTGGGTAAACTGCTTCACCCATTGCACTGATTTTGGCATCGTTCATATTGTTCTCCTTTTAGTTTGAGGTTTATGTTGCCATAAGTGGCACTCAATCAACCACATGTGCATAGGTTAGACACAAAAGAAAACTGACTGTTTTACTTGCTCCAAATCAAGGTTGCCTTTTTCTGGGATATTAGGAAATTTAGCTTGGTTCTTATTTGAACACATAGCTTTCATCTCTACAGCGAAGTTTAACAAGACATCAGTTTTATATATTTCACAAAATGCTTCTCTAATTGCTTTACTCAATAAGTGAGTATCAGGAGCAACACTTCCAAAGCTGTCATGGATTAAACTAAAATTAGTTACACCTTCTGCTTTAGCTTTAACTACTGCTAATTGTAAAACACTTGCATCTAAACTGTGAATAAAGTTTGGACATATTGATTGTGCAGTTTTTCTTCTATCAATAACATCAGTATCAGATTGAATAGACAACTTAATTATACTGTCACCCATCTTTGTCTTAACTCTTTTACTTTCTTTTTTATAACACATCATTTGAACTGGTAGTCCTAATGGTGTTGTCCAAGTAACAGGTAAGTTTTCTGAAGCAACTAATCTAGATATATCTTTTAGAAACTTCATAATCTTTTTAGCACCAAGTATTATTTCATTAATACATTGCCACATAATAGGAGTTAAAAAGTTTGATGCTTTAAATAAATCTTCACCAAATTGGTGTTGTTTATTTTTTTCCTTAAATTGTTTCTCAACATGGTCATGTATATATCTTCTGCATGAAAACATTGTTAATGAGTAAGGTAAACACATTACAGGTTTCTTACATATCTTTCTGTCAATTCCATAGTCGAGCCATAGTTTTGCCATTGGACTTGGATTGTCTCTTAACTTCATAACTAGTTTTTGTGCAACTAATCCATAGACATCATTAGGTTTATTAGAAGGAATAAGGTTTGTAGCTTTACCACCTATCTCATCTCTCATCATTGCAGAATAATGTTGAAGGCCAGAATTGGAACAATCAGATTGAATAGGTAATGTAGTTATAAAAGAACTATCAAAACCACTATTAGAAAAATCTCTATATTCAAAACAAAAAGCTAGGAATGAAAAAGGTTTATCTGCTTCTGCCCACCATGTATCTTCTAATGGACTATTAGCTGTACTTAATATTCTTTCAGCATTATCAATTACCCATTGTCTTCTTATTGATAGTTCTTCTTTATCAGTTTCACCAAACAAGTTAGCACCTGCAACAGCAAAGTTATTAAATGCTTCATCTGTTCCCATAGGTTTTCCATACTTAAATTTAAGTAATGCTCTAGAGTAATCTGCACTTTGAGGTGATAACATTGCAGGTACAGGATATATTCTTCCTCTAAAATCTAATTGATAAGGATAGAAAAATTCTTTCCTATCTTTTAATTGTTTAGCTTCTTCTACAATTTGATTTACTTGTATAAATTTAGATTTAGATTTTGCTCTTGCTTGATAGACCATTGATGCTTCTCTTTTCCATTTCTTTAAAGCATCTTCATTAGTTGATATATCCACTGGTTTAATTGGAAGTGGCATATTGTTTGGGTCTTCTGGGTCTACAGGTAAGCCACCAATAGCACTACTTGTTTCTAATAGTTTCTTAATAACCTCATATACAGGTTTATTAATCTGCCATGCTGTATCTTGCATGATATTTACAGAATTATAGACATCTTCCATTCCATGTCCTCTATTTGCTAATTCCTCTAAATAACGTCTTGAACTGGCTTTAATAAAATTATAATGCATTTTTAATATCCTCTGGTTTGTTTTGATGATTGTGTTTCTTTCCATAATATCCACCAACAAATGGATTAAAGTTCCATTTTCTAGGTGGCATTAACATCGGCATAAATTTTGGTAGTAATGCCTCATTCTTGATATTGAAGTTCTTGATTTCAGCTATAATCTTGGGAGTAGCTTCAACATAAGTAACTGTCTTGTACTTATTTAACTTCCTATTTTGATGTTTAATTAGGCCTAATGTTTCAAGGTATTCCATCATCTTAACTCCAAGATGTAGTCTTCCCTCTTTTCCCCAATCATCAAAATCAAGCTGTGCCTTGTTCATCATATAAACCCAGACCTTTTGTTTATATGCATATCGATTACCTTTTTGTGGAAGGTTCTTACCTTCTAGCTTTCGATGTGTTTTATCGTAATTTTCTTTATCCATATCTTTGAATAAAGTAATTCTAGCTTCAAGCATTAAACCTGTACCTATCTTGATTGCTAGTTTATTCATTGTCGTTTCATCAGAAATACCATCAATGACATTCTTTAAGACAATCAAACTACAGGTGTCCCAAATGTTTTGGTTATCCTTTTTCCATACACCATCTTCAAATGCTGATTTCGGTAGACACTGACATATTAATTTAAGTGCT